GTAGCGCAGCTGGTAGTTCTTGCGGCGCCGGAGGATCCAGACCAGGGCGGTCATGGCGTTGGCGCCGCCCTTGTTGATCGCTTCCTCCAGATCCTCGCCGATCAGGCCGGTGACGCGCTCCATCGCGCCGTACTCGGTGTTGAGGGTCCGGCGGCGATCCCATTCGAGGGTTTCGCGCGTCTCCTCCCCATCACCGATGTGAATCAGGATCTTCATGTCAGCCCCTTGCTGCCGATGCGATTCGGCGAGCGACTCGATCGATGGCCCGCTCCAGTTCGCGGCGTACCTTGGGCGCCTCGTGCTCGCACGCCTCGGTGAACCAGCCCTCGGCCTTCGGAATCGACTGCCTCACACGCGGCCGATGCGCGAAGGTTGGGTGCTCGACGACACCGAGCTTGTCGATCGGGTAGAGCTGATCCATGCCGGTGGCAACGATCTTCACCGACGGGTCCCGGCCGCCCGAGCGGAGCACGAAGATGCGTGCCGCAGCCACCAGCAGGTTCAGCCGGCCGCGCTTCGGCAGGTTCCGCAGAGCCGAGACGTGCGCGGCGTCAACCATCGACTCCGCGCCCTCCTCCAAGCCACGCTGCAGCTCATAGCGGAGATCCCTGGCCGCGGCCCTCTCGAAGGCGCGCGCTATCTGTCGCGCCTCCCGCCCACCACGGATCTCCAGGTCACCCATCAGGCCGTCAGCCTCTGGATGCCGGTCTGCGCAGCGTTCTTGAACTCGGCCGTCAGCTGCGAAGGCTCACCGATCTCGCCGCTGAGCGGGCTGTAGGTGAACATCAGCGCCGACATCACGTAGGCCGGGTTCGTCGCCGAGCGGGCAGCCGACGTGGCGCGCACCTCGACCGTGACCGGGGTGTTCGAGCCCCACAGCGGGAACAACGTCGCATCCACGCTGCCCAGCGCGAAGTCCTGGAAGAACCTCATCTGCATGTTGCCGGTGCCCAGACCCTTGCCGGACACCTTGTTGACCGCACCGAACGCGGTGAAGTCCTTCTCGTCCTTGGCCATATCGACCGCGACCTGGTTCGCGTGATCCGACAGCGTCACACCGTTGATCAGGATGAACGCATCGGTGAGCGTGAAGACCGCCATGACCTACTCCTTCTTCCTCTGAGCAGCCTTCGCTGCCGGCTTGGCATCGACGCGCTTGAGATGGCCCCCGTCGATCAGGACCTGCTCGTTTTCACGCAGAAGCGCGAGGGTCACTACGTCGCCCTGTGCGCCGGCCGCGTAGTTGGTGGACGTGATCTCGTACCGGCGGGGCACGAGTTCGACCAGGCCGGCGGCCAGCAGGTCCTTCTCCTGGTCCGGCGTGAAGTCGGCCTCGAATACGCCCTCGGCGAACATCCCGACGGCGGCCGGCGTCAACGCCCGGTAGGTGTTCACGGCGCCTGCAGCTTGAAGCAGCCGACCGTCAGGTTCGCCGAGGCGTCGTAGGTGATCTGGCACAGCCCGGTGGTCGGGTCCTTGAACAGCGCCGAGATCGGGCCGACCAGCTTGTCCCCCGTGGTCGCCGGCACGTTCACGACGGGGTTGGTGTAGGTGACGTTCGGGTAGGTCGATGCGCCCGCCGGGATCGCCAGCGTCACGTTCCGCGCCGCGGCGTTGGTGTTCTTGAAGTGCAGGTAGATGTCGTCGCCGACCTCGCAGGCGTCGCCACCACCGGAGACCGCGGCGTAGGTCGGGGTCACACCAGCTCGTGTGATGGTCTGGGTTGTCAGGGTTGCCACGGGACTCTCCTCAGAGCTGCGCCTGATAGGTGACGGTGAACACCAGCCGCGCCTTCGATCCGCCCGATCCGATCTGCGGGTGGTAGGTGTGGCCGGAGACGTAGGACTTCATGACCGTGCCGCCCAAGGTCGGGTCGGTACGGATCGCGTCCGACGCCGCGGTCAAGAGCGTGTAAACGCGGGCGCGGGCGGTGACCAGCTCCGCGTTGCCGGCGGTCACGACCAGGGCACAGGTGACCGCGGCGCGCTCATCGAAGGTGCGGTTGAACGACATCCAGTCCTGCTCGGTCTGGATCCCGACGCCCTTGCCGTCGGCGTCGCCGCCGTCGAAGCCGACGAACAGCCACTCCGGGTTGGCCTCGTAGGTGACCTGTGGCCCGTCTACGACCTTGACGCCGGTAAACGCACCGGACGCCGCGAACAGTGCGGCGAGTGCGGCGCAGACGGTGCTCCCCTTGGCCATCAGATCCACCGCTGGTCGTAGGGTTCGATCAGGTGCTGGACCCGCAGCCACGGGAAGTCGACGCCGCGAGCGGCCGGCCGCTCATCGACGTCACCGACGACCGGCAGGTTCGCCGGGGCCTCGCCGAGCTGGGTCTGCCAGTAGTAGCGGATGCCTTCGAGCGCGGCCATCCGCAGATCGTCAGGCAGCGCCGAGCGGCCGGCGTTGTAGACGACGTCGTACCAGGCCGCATTGAACCATCCACCAGGCGTGAGCCATGCGATGGTCTGCGGACCCCTCAAGCCCACTTCAGGTGTCACGAACAGGGAGAGCGTGAGGGCGCTGCCGCCGACCGGCGTCACCGAGGTCAGCGACAGGATCGGCGTGATGTGCGGAGACAAGGACCACCCGAACCCGCGGACCTTGGCCGTGACCGGAGTCGAGGCCAGAGGTCCGCAGCGTGAAGCGATCGCGGCCTCGGCGCGGTTGCCGAACAGGGTCAGCTCGGCGTCGTTCGCTGAGGTCGTGATGTTCAGGTACTCCTTGATCTCCGCCACCGGGATGACACCCACCGCTCACTCCTCAGGTCGTGGTGACCTGTCGGAAAGTCGCCGTGCCCGAGACGACCGTGAGGCCGAAGCCAGGCAGGGCGGGCTCACCAGCGGCGGTCGTGCCAGCCACGGTGACCTCCAGCAGAGGACCGGTGGTGTGCTGGTAGCGGGTGCCCAGGGTCACCGCGGTCGCGGACGTCGGTGCGGCCAGCGCGAACAGCGGTCGACCGGTGTAGTCCGCGGTCGGCGTGCATGCGCGGCCGACGTAGTCGAGCGCGTTGCTGGCCGGGGTGACGATCTTCCGCCACAGGTGGTCGCGGAAGAAGTTGGTGACTGCCATCACTCCTCCTTGGGCGGCCGGCCGCGCCGCTTCGGAGCCTCGGGCTCCGGCTCGGGCTCGGCGGCTTCCTCGGCGGCTTCGGGCTGCGGCGGGTTGACCAGCTCGACGTGCTCCTTCAGGAGCGCTTCGAGGCGGCCCCACCCGTCCTTGCTGGGTCGTCCGTTGGCGTAGTAGCTCGACTCGTCAGGCTTCTCGCCGACGAGCCACGCCAGCGCATCCCAGTGCTCGGCCCCCGTGATCTGTCCGTCTGGCCAGATGAACATCAGCGCCACACCTCAGACGGCGTCGACGAATCGGACGGCCGCGGTCGACTCGATCGTGACCGGGGTGAAGTAGCCCGCGTAGGCGACCTGCACACCCAGGACCGACGGCTCGACCGCCTGGAGCTGACCGACCCGCTGCTCGAAGCACTCCACCGCCGACGTCGCGGTCAGGATGCCGATGGTGCCGGCCGGCAGACCGGCGGAGACCACGAGCGGGATGCCCAGCGGGTAGCCGAAGATGCCGTTACCGAACGTCGGCAGATCCAGGCCCGGCGCTACCGGGTTCACGTTGACCGGCGCGAACAGCGGTGCCCACACGCCGACCTTGTCCGGGCTGACGGCCAGGAAGTACCGGCCGACACCCTTCACGATGCCGTAGATGGTCGCGAGACCGGTCAGCAGCGAGTTCGCCAGATCCGCGACGGTCTTGGTCGTGCCGGCCGCACCCGGAAGCTCCGAGGTAGCGCCGAGCGTCGCCAGCAGAGCGCCGACAGTGGCCTCGGTCTGCACCGCGTACACCGCCGAGAGGTCGTTCACCACGGTGTCCAGCGCGTTCGGCGAGGAGAAGTCGATGTCCTGCCGCGACACGTTGACGTAGCCGCCGTAGGTGACGGCGGTACCGGTCAGCCGGGTGATCGTCATCTTCTGCGACGTCAGCTCGGTCTTCTCATCCGCAGCCCCACCGGCGGCGCCCTGCTTGGCGACGGTGGTGTGCTGGGTGACCTTCGGCCGATACCACGTGGCGGCCGTCATCGGCGCGGTGCCGAGCATCGTCACCAGCGGCCGGGAGCCGTCGATGAAGTTGACGACGTTACCGACGATCGGGTCGGGGACGATACCGAGGTTGTCGGTCGTCTTCTGGTGCGCCGCGGCGCGCTCGAAGACCTGCAGGCGCTCCTGCGCGCTGCGGTCATTCAGGTGCGCCTTCCACGTGTCCATCAGGTAGTGGCCGGGGGACACGTACTCGACGGGGCCGTGGTCGACCTCGGTGCGCAGCCGCGCCATCTCGCGGCCGACCTGATCGGCCCGCTCGCGAGCGGCCATGGTGCGGGTGCGGTTCTCGTACAGCAGCTCCAGCTGCTGCTCGACGTCCTGGATGCGGGACCGCGCACCCGTGGTCAGTTCGCGCTCGTTGTCGGTCATGTCGCGGTCGCCGTCCTGCGCGCCGCTGACGATGCCTTCGATGAACGCGGTCTTCTCGGCCAGTTCCTTTTCCAGCCGAAGGATCATGCTGTCCGAACCGGACATTGCTTCTCTCCGAGGGGCTCGGTGGATTCACGAGGCCCTCTCGGCAAGCGACCCCCCTGTGGGGGAAATGACCCTCTCGGTCGGCGAGCGCCCTATGGCGCTGGTGCCGCGTTTACACGCGGAGATTCACTTGGTCAGGAGTGTAGCGTGGCGCGACTTCAGATCCGAAAGGAACGCCGTCATCTCCTCCACGGCTGGCGTCGACGGCAGCGGCGGAAGGTCGGCGGCCATCACCACGAGCCCGCTGCCGTCGCGGACGTCGAGCACCTCGGCACCGCCGTAAGCCGGATCCTCGACGAACGACAGATGATCGACGAACGCCTTCAGCACACGCCGGGTCATGTTCGCCCGGTTCATCAGCACGTCCTTGGCCCACGCGCCGAAGCGGACACTCGCCCACACCATGTGATCGTCGGCGAGGCTCAGCACCTCGTCGCCCTCGTCGGTCTTGGCTGCCTGGACCTCGGCGACCAGGCCCTCGGTCCGCTCCGGCCACCACTGCATGACCTTCCCGACCGTGCGGCCGACGGTGTGCTCACGGTTCGCCATCACCGGCCGCGACCGGTTCTGGATACCCTCAAACGCGCCGCGTGCAAACGACTCCTTCCACGGCTCCCCGCGGAACGGCACCACGGCGACCTCAGGCTCGTACGGGACCGCGATGATCTCGATGATCCGCTGCCGCACGTTCACTTCGCCGATGCCGACCGCGGACCGGTCCTGCATGGGCGGCCGGTTCTCACTCACCTCAGTTGCCTCCTGTCAGCAACGATGCTGCTGTCCGACCATGGAACCGTTCCATGGCCCGGATCTCCTCAGCGTCTAGCGCCCCGACCGCCTTCAGGTCGACGTACGCCTTCGCGCGCTGCGGCAGCTCCGGCCGCGAGTATTCGTCGCGGTTCAGCTCGGAGGACTGGCCGCGCGGCAGCGCCCAGTTCGAGAAGGCCGTCATGACGTGCGTGGCCTTGGTGCTGAGGCTGGCCCGGTCGTGGTAGTCGAACAGCTGCGAGACGTTCGTGTAGGTCAGCGAGTCGCCGCCGGACGGTAGGCCCATCAGGAACGGCGGCACCCCGAGCTTGATGCAGATCCGCGCGTCCGTGAACTGCGCCAGCTCCAGCAGCGCCATGTCCTTCGCGGACGGCTGCGGCATTGCGTCGGCCTCGGTCTCGCCCGAGACCAGTGCGGGTGCGCCGCGAGCACGGGCGCGCGAATCCATCCACTGGTCCAGCACCTCGTCGGCCTCGTGCTTCTTGAGCCGGCGCTTGACCTTCAGGACGTACGGCGGCACGCCACCGGCGCTGGCCACCTCCTCGATCTGGCGCTGCAGGATCCCGGCCGCGGTGAGCCGAGCCCCGGCGGCTTCCAGCGGGCCGATGCCGTGTGGCTGGCCGACGTAGCTCTTGTAGCGGATGTGCAGCAGCTCGCGCCGCATCGGATCGGTGTTGAGTTCCACCTGGCCGATGTAGTAGCGGCGCCGCAGACCTTCCATCTCGACCTTGACTAAGTCCTTCGGCAGCACGAAGAACTCGGCCGGCCAGCCGGTGGCGTACCAGTCGGTGGCGAGCACGAACGCCTCACCCGTGTGGTAGTCCCAGAACATCTGCTTGGCGAACTCCGCCCACGACTCGTAGACGTCGGGGTGGGGGTTCTTGGTCCACGAAGGACCTGAGATCACCGTGTCACCGATGAGCCGGTAGACCGGCATCGCGGACAGGATCGAGGCGTTCAGGTCGATGCAGTCCCAGGCGGTGTCGATGAGCTTGTCGATCCCGGTCCGCCAGTCCGGCATTCCCCACTCCGCCGGCCAGCCCGACCATGGCGATGGTTGCAGAGTCGGCAGCGACCGGGAGTAGGTCGGGAACATGAAGTTCTCGTCGGTGGCGCCGTGCGGGTCGCCGGGGTGGTAGCCGGGTCCGACCGAATCGGGCACCGAGGGCGGGTTCGCGTTGGGCCTCTCCCCCGCGGCTGAACCGCCCTTGAGCCAGGACCAGAATCCCATCTCAGTAGATCGCCGGCATCGGGGCTGTTGAGCCGACGGCGATCAGCCGAGCGAGGATGACTGCTTCGAGCATCGACACGTCCGGGCCTCTCACGTCCAGTGCGCGGCGGTCACCGATCTTGCGCCAGCGCGATGCCAGAACCGCCGCGTCGAGTTCCTGCATGGCTCCGTGTGTAATCATGCCCGTTTCGACGGCGTCCGCGAAATCAGCCGACGCCTGGACCAGATCGTCGAGCGAGGTCGGGATCACGTAGACGCCGGCATCCTCCAGGTCTCGGATCA